TTCGCATGGGTTGTTGACGTGCACACGGCTTTACAAAGATTACGGCTACACAAATTTTCATACAGAAATAGTGGTCGACAAAATAAGCGATAAAGAAACCGTTAAGCTAGGTTTTTCAACAACGGCAAAAAGCAAACCGCTTATAATTAACGAGTTGCGAGCTTCGCTGCGTATGGACCAGCTAGAAATACACGACAAAGTAACTCTGCGCGAAATGCTAACTTACATTGAAACAGAAACAGGCAGTATGGAAGCTGAAGCAGGCTGCCATGACGACTGTGTGATGGCGCTAGCAATTGCGAATTACGGCCACCAACAAGGTTGGGAGCCAGTACAAGTTTTAGAAGATTATTACAGTGAGGCAATCTAATGGCTGAGACATTCACAGCACTTACAGAAGATGAGCTGCTTGGTCTCGTTCAAAACGAGATAAAAGGCTCTATCGGTTATTCCGATGGTGACCTTAGCCATGAACGGCAGCAGATGCTCAGATACTATCACGCTGAGCTTCCAGAACGCCAATCAAACGGCAACAGCAGTTACGTATCGCAAGATGTGTATGATGGTGTTGAAGGCTTAAAAGCTTTGCTGCTTGAAACCTTTTCATCTGGAACCGACGTCGTTCAATTTTCACCACAAGGTCCAGAAGATGTAGATATGGCGCGTGTATGCACAACTTACACTAACTATATAATTCATCGCCAGAACGACGGTTTTTCTATTTATAGAGATATTATTCACGACGGCTTAATGGCACGCAATGGTGTTGCAAAAGTCTACTGGGATAATAAAATCGATGTTCTTGAAGAAGAATTTCAAGACTTAACTTCAGACGAGCTTGACGGCTTGATGGCTGATCCAGATATCGACGGATTACAGTCATTAAATGACAACGACGGTCTACTAAGCGGTGTCATACGCAAAAATATTAATAAATCTAAAGTGTGTATCGAAGTCATACCACCAGAAGAATTTATTATTAATCCAATGTCAAAAAGTGTTAACGATGGCTTTGTTGCTCATCGGCGCACAATGCGCAAAGCAGATCTCATCGAAATGGGATTTGACGCAGAGCTAATTGAAGGCATAGGAAGCGACGAAGACCCACTAGGTGAAAACTACGACGAAAGATATTATAGACACGAACAAGTTGGTCCACAAAAGCTGACACCAGACGAGCACAACTATCAAGAACAAATGAAACAGATTGTTGTGTATGAGTCATATGTTGAAGCTGATATGGAAGGCGATGGTGAAGCTCGACTTTACAAGACAATTACAGCAGGCAACACATTGCTCGATGTTGAAGAAGTTGACCGCAGACCATTTATTGTCTTTACACCTGTTCCAGTTCCGCACTCATTTCATGGCGAAAACTTTGCTTATAAGTTGATGCCTACACAAAATGCTCGGACAGCGCTTATGAGGTCTATTTTAGATCACGCGTCTGTAACTACTAATCCAAGATATTTAGTGCAAAAAGGCGCGCTTACTAATCCACGCGAGCTTTTAGATAATCGTCTTGGTGGCATTGTAAACGTGACACGCCCTGATGGTGTTCAGCCACTATTACAAAATCAACTGAACCCATTTATTTTTCAGACAATTATGCAGCTTGAAGAAGACAGCGAAAATACGTCTGGAATTTCTAAGCTGTCGCAAGGCTTAAATAAAGACGCGGTTAGCAAGCAAAACTCTGCTGCAATGGTCGAAAATCTTGTTAGCTTGTCGCAGCAACGGTCAAAAATTATTGCCAGAAACTTTGCAAATGGTTTCTTAAAACCTTTGTTTGTTGAAGTATATCGACTTGCAATAGAAAACGAAGACTATCAAAAGATTATCGATGTTGCTGGCAACTACGTTCAAATCAACCCGAAAGACTGGGCTGAAAGAAAAGACGTAGAAGTTTCATTTAAACTTGGTTACGGCGAAACAGAACGCGAAGCACAAAAATTTCAAACGCTTCACGCAATGTTATCACAAGATCCAGGCATTCAGCCGTTTTACACAACGCAAAATAAATATGCCATGGTTCGCCAGGCAATGCTCAATGCTGGTATTAAGGATGTCGACACATATTTAACGCCACCTGACCAAGTACCTCCGCCTCAGCCAGATCCTGCGCAAGAACTTGCGATGCAAATGCAGATGAAGCAAATGGAACTTGAAGAGCGCAAGGTGGCGTTGCAAGAACAAGAACTACAACTTAAAGCACAAATGGAACAAGAGCGTATGGAGCTCGAGCGTGCCAAAGTTGAGGTCAATGTTTCTACTCAGTACAGCGCTGAAGAACGCAAAGACTTTGATTCAGAAGTGCGTGCGGATATTGGCTACAAAGAGCTTGAACTTGCTAAATCTACACCTGCAGCTGAACGCACAGCGATCGTAAGTCCAAACTCATAGGTTGTATTATGCCAACTAAAAAGAAAGAGCCTCGGCTGTCTGTCGGCCGAGGTGAAAAACTACCTGCGTCAAAAGGTGCTGGGCTAACAGCAAAAGGTCGAGCCAAGTACAACCGTGCGACAGGCGGAAACCTTAAACCGCCAGTAACAGGAAAAGTTAAAAAAGGTAGCGCTGCTGCAAAGCGCCGGAAGTCATTTTGCGCCAGATCAAAAAGCTGGACAGGTGAACGCGGCAAAGCAGCAAGGCGCCGCTGGAAATGTTAATTTGGTCAAGGAGAGACTATGGAAGACCAAGAAATTATTGAGCAGGGTACTCAAGCAGAGGTGCTGCTCGGAAGTGACGCGTTTACTAAAACCGTCAACGGCTTACTCGATCAATATGTAAGCCTTTTTTTCTCAACTGATCCGCTACAGAAAGACGAGCGAGAAATCGCATATCACTCTGCGCGGGCAATGCAAGAAATTGTAAACACATTGAACCAAAAGGTAATGATGAAAAATCAGATCCTTGAGGCAAAGGAGTAATAAATGTCCGAGACTACTGAAACTAGCGTCTCCGAGAACCCTGAAGGTCCATCAGTGGACACAGCAATTAATGCTTTTATGAAGCGTTGGGAAGACTCTCCAAAAGAGGAGACATCGGAACACGCAGAAGAAAGCGAAGCAGAGTCTGTAGAAGAAGTAAGCGAAGATGCAGACGACGCTGAAGACTATGAAGTTGTCGAAAGTGAAGAAATAGACCTCGATGACGTCGAACCAGAATACGATGACGAAGAGTATGAAGATGATGATTATGAGCCACAGGTGGCTTCAGATGATCTTGTTACTAAAATCAAAGTTGGTGAAGACGAATACGAAGTATCTGTTAAAGACTTGAAACGATTATACGGTCAAGAAAAGTCGCTTACAAAAAAATCGCAACAAGTTGCAGAACTACGCAAAAATCTTGATACCGAAGTCCAAAAAAATGCAGTCATATTAAAAACGCTGTTGGAAAAAGCTGAAGAAAAGCTAAAGCCATATGCTGAAATTGATATGCTGTTAGCTTCGCGCCAAATGGAGCCTGATGACTTTACGCAGCTTCGTAAAGAAGCACAACAAGCGTACGACGATTATCAGTTTCTTAATCAAGAGTCAGACAAGTACTTAGAAATAGTCCAAGCTTCGCGTCAGCAGGAACTGAAAGAGCGAGCAGCCGAAGCTATTGAAACTTTGAAGCAAGAAATACCAGACTGGTCAGAAGATCTTTACAACAAAATCCGGAAATACGGTGTTAGCCAAGGCATTAGCCAAGATGACATCGATCAACTTGTAGATCCTGCCGCAATCAAACTGGTGTTAAAAGCTATGAAGTACGATCAAGGCAAAAAAGTTGCCGTAAAGAAGCGTGCAAAAGCTCCTCAAAGAGTACTTAAATCTGGTGCTACAAAACCCGTAAATCAAAACAAACGTGTCAAACAACAAACAATGGACGCGTTGGCAAAGTCTGGAACCACAGACGCGGCTCGGGATGCATTTTTAGCGCGTTGGTCTGCTAGTGACTAATCTTTAGCCCTATAAGAGGAATCAATGGCTACATATACCACGTACAATCAGATTGGTATCAAAGAAGACATCTCTGATATTATCTCAAACATCTCACCAACGACTACACCATTTTTGTCGTCAATTGGTAAAGAGTCTGTAAAAAACACACTGTTTCAGTGGCAAGAAGACTCGCTTTCCGCAACTGCAGAAAATGCAGAGATTGAAGGCTTTACTGCTTCAGATCTAACCTTGACACCAACTGTCATGCGTTCGAACCATACGCAGATCCAGTCAAAGACCATTAAAATCTCAGCAACGGCTGATGCTATTGACGCATACGGACGTGCGCAAGAGACCGCTTACCAACTTTCGAAAAAAGCTGCTGAATTTAAGCGCGACATCGAATTTAACTTGGTTGGCAACCGTGCAACAAACGGTAACGACGCTGCTGCAGGTTCATCTTCAGCTGCTCGTTTAACAGCAAACATTCATGGCGACGACGCTGGTTCGAATGCTGTTATTGCCTCTGCTGTTCAAGAAGCAGGTGGCTCTGCTGCTCTGTCTGAACAAATGATCCTTAATCTTGGCGACAAGCTTTATGACGAAGGTTCAGAAGTTTCAGTCTTGATGATTAAGCCCGCTGACTCAACAGTCATTGCTGGCTTTACTCGTTCAGCAGTTGGCTCAGGCAATGCTCGTCAAGAGCACTTTGTCAACGGTGGTCGCACATTGATGAACGTTGTAGACGTCTACATTTCGCCTTACGGTGAACAGCGTGTTGTAATGAACCGCTTCATGAAGGCTGACGTTGCGTTCATGTACGATCCAGCAAACTGGAAAATCTGTGAACTGCGCCCAATGACTCGCGAATTGCTTGCGAAGACAGGCGACGCAGATATGCACATGATGGTGACAGAATACGGACTTAAGCATGCCAACTACAAGGCATCAGGTCTGATCACAGCTATCACCTAACTGTTTAATGTGGGTGTCCTCGGATTTAGCTCTCCTTGCCGAGGGCACCTGCATTTTAAGGAGACACAATAATGAATCCAATCGATAGATTAATTGATGCCGATCTTGGTGTCATGCAGGACGCAGACGGTCTTTACCGAACGCGCACTCAAAAAATTACAAATGAATTTATGCAGTCGCTGCAAGATCAGCGCGACGCTGGTGGTTATACAGACAGCGGAGAGATGCTCAAGATGGCGTCAATCCCTGTAGTTATTGTCGAGCAAATGATGAAAGAAGGCATAGACGTTTATAAGTCGCCAATTAAAGACATCATCAAGTGGTTAAAAAATAACGACATGGACCACTTTTTAACGACAACTAAGAGGATTTAATATGGCAACTTTTGCTGAGCTAAAACAAGATGTGATTGACTTGATCAATCGTAATGATTGTACCGACGCACTTGCAGCTTCGTTTGTAAACTTAGCTCAGCGCAGATTGCTAAGAACACTTCGGTTGCCATCATTAGAAAAAGTACAAACAGTTATTACTGGTACAACAATATCAACAATTTTTAATAGCACTACAGGTGTCTACAGCTTACCTGCAGACTTTTTAGAATTAATCTATATTTATGATGACGACAGAATTTTAGAGCGAATACCTCTTCGTAAATTTCTAGAATATTCCAAAAATCATTCAGCTGCTGGCAAGCCGCGTTATTACACACGTGTAAAAAATACATTTGAGCTAATGCCAAAACCTGAAACAGGTCACGAATTTTATGTCGTGTACGCAGCTGACGACACCACACTTGTAAATAACACAGACACCAATGTCTTGTCGTTGTCTTGCCCAGATTTAGTTGTTTATGGCGCGGTTTTGTACGCTGCAGATTATTTTAATGATTCTCGCAAAGCACAATTTGAAGACGTTTATAACAAAATTTATATGGACGTAGCAGCATTGGCTGACGCAACTGACGCAGCAACCGCTGACGCTTCAGTGCAGCCTTCCTTTACATACCAAAGCGATCTTTTGAATTAGGTGAAGCGTTATGTCAAAAAGTTCTGTATTCCAAACAATAGGTACCGATCCTGTTCAAATTTCGTCTTCTGTCGCGCTGCTTGAAGACTATGTGACAGACAGTGCAGCCAGCGCTGCAGCTGCAGCTGCTAGTGCGTCGACAGCTGCTTCAAACGCAAACGCCGCAGCTTCAAGTGCAGCTTCAATTGTTACGTCAGTTAACAATGCCGCAGCAAGTGCTTCTGCCGCTGCTAATAGCACAACCAACGCTGCTACTTCAGAAACTAATGCTGCAACTAGCGCAACTAGCGCTGCAACTAGTGAGACAAACGCAGCAACTAGTGAGACCAATGCCGCTACCAGTGAGACCAACGCAGCCACTAGCGCAACTACCGCTGCAACTAGCGAGACAAACGCTGCAACTAGCGAGACCAATGCGGCCACTAGTGCAACTAATGCCTCGACCAGCGAAACTAATGCGTCAACAAGCGCAACCAACGCAGCAGTCAGTGCTACTGCAGCGGCAGCAAGTGAGACAGCCGCGGCTGCTAGCGAGACTGCAGCAGCAACTAGTGAGACCAATGCCGCAACGAGTGAGACCAACGCCTCGACTAGCGCAACAGCAGCTGCAACAAGTGCGACTAATGCGTCAACCAGCGAGACCAACGCTGCCGCAAGCAACACACTGGCGCAGCAGTGGGCATCTCAGACGACTGGTATTGTCGATAGCACAGAGTACGCTGCAAAAGCGTGGGCAATTGGTGGCACGGGTGTAACAACCACTGCTGGCGCAGGGCCAGCTAAAGACTGGGCTACAAAAGCCACATCTGTAGACGGTACGGAATATTCAGCTAAGTCGTATGCTGCTGGCACACTGTCTGCCCTCAATGGTAGCGCAAAACAATGGGCGTTGGGCGGTGGCGGCAGCTTTGACCGAGACACAGCCGTCACAGGCTCTGGGATTACTGCTGAATACTCAGCAAAGTATTGGGCGAACCAAGCGGCTAACTCAGCCAAAGACTTTGTTGATGTTTACTATGGGTCATTCACTAACGACACCACTGCTGAGAATTACCAGCTAAACACGAATGGCGGCTCAGTGAACGTGGGTGATTTGTACTTTGATTCTACAAACAACGTGATGCGTGTTCGGTCATTCTCTGGCTGGAATAACGTCGCAACAGACACTAGCCAATTTGCGACCAAAGGCTTCAGCACGGCTATGGCAATCGCACTTTAATAGGAAACAACGATGGCACAGAACTTTAGAAGATATCACCTCAATGCCGTAGGCGTTTCTGCGGCTGACATACCCGATGCAGCAAACTTTCCGACCGGATATCACACGATCATTAGTATTCGTATGGCTAACGTCACAAGCAACATGATCATGGCTAAGGCGTACATTAACAATGGCACTGACGACATCTCGCTGATTGTTGATGCACCCATTCCGGCTGGAAGCAGTCTTGAGTTGATCGATGGCGGCTCAAAGATCGTGGTGACAGACGCAGACCGATTGTATGTCCAGAGCGACACCGCAGCATCGATAGATGTGACTGTTTCTATCGTACAAGAAATCAGCGAATAGGTGGCACGATGGGACACATAGGAAACACAGTCCAGACTGCCTTCACCTCGTTTGACAAACAGACAATCACAGGCACTGGTGGCACCACATACACACTGACGCATAGTGTTGCTAATGAACGTGAGATCGAAGTCTTTGTGAATAACGTGCGGCAGGAACCGTCAGTTGCGTACAACGTGTCTGGTAACACCCTGACGATGACTGGCAACGTAGCCAGCACTGACGACTTCTATGTGGTGTTCCAAGGCAAAGCGGTACAGACGGTCACGCATCCATCTGACCAACCGATGCAAGCGACCACAGGCACTTTCAGTTCAAATGTTGACGTAGGTGGTTCACTGTTGGTGGACACCATCAAAGAGGGTACTGGCACTAACACTGCGCTGACGATTGACAGTAATGGAAACATCCTAAAACCTAACTTGATTTGTTTTGATTATTACCTGTCTGCCAATCAAAACCTCACAAACAGCGTGTGGACTAAACTTGCCTTTAACACAAAAGCGTTTGAACGAGGCGGTAACAATTTCAACACAACGGATAACAAGTTTGTTGCTCCGATTGATGGCATCTACATGTTTACTACACAGGTCAATCATCACGCAGACACGTTTGCCAGTGGGTATCAATATTCAGGTTTTTATAAAAACGGGAGTGCATACAGATACACCAGTGGTTTGCGTATCCAAAACCAACAGATCAAGGCAGACCATACACAGACTGGTTCTGTAATGATGGAACTGAGTGCAAATGATTATGTTGAAGTCTACGCATACAACGATAGTAGCGGCACCCCAGTAGTCTTTGGTGGCATTGGGCGTTGTGGTTTCTCAGGATACTTAGTGGGGTAATCAGACATGGCACTTTCAAAGATACTACCAGCCTCTCAAGAGCAATATGTTGGTGCAAGAAACTTCATCATCAATGGTGGGTTTCAGTGCTGGCAAAGAAGCACTGATAACGAATCTACTAGCACTTCATGGGGATACAGAACTGTAGACAGATTCCAAACCAACAAAGGACGTCACAGAAAAACCAGCGACACAGTAGATGGACGCACAGTAGACGTTCTTCAAATTGACCCATCATCAGGCGTTTATCACGGTGGGCGTGGAATGTTTACAATGCTTGAAGATTATAACGTTTACGATAAGCCTACTGTTCTTTCTGTTTACATAAAAGCAGATGCGGCAACAACAGCGGAGATTGGTCAACTTTATGACTATGGTGCAAGCTCAACAGTACAGGATGGAACTACAGTTAATATAACTACAAGTTGGCAAAGGTTTGAAGTTCAATACTCTGCACAGACATTTTCACAAGCCGCTGGTCACTACATCATAAACGCACTTGTTGATGGCAGAACCTATTATGTTGCTATGGCTCAACTTGAAACAGGAACACAGGCCACGCCGTTTGAACACAGAAGCTATGGCGAAGAACTGACTAGGTGTCAGAGGTATTATCACCTGTATGACAACGGCGCATCTAATGCAAATATTCACTCTGGACTTTATTCTGGCACAGTTTATGTGGCAGATTATCAATTTAAAGTTTCAATGAGAGCCGAGCCAACAATATCTGTTACCGACTCAGGAGGGACATTTTCAAGTAGCGCGGCTTCTGTAGATAGCTCTCGATTTAGTTTTAGTGGTCAAAATGGCGTCATTAGAGGTGTAAACTTTGATGCGGAGTTATAAAAATGCAAATTACTAGCACACAATATTATAATGATTTAGAAGGCAATCAATCCACCATCAAAGCCACTATTGATGGCACTGAAATGTTCGTACCCATTGACCCAGCCAACCGCCACTACGCAGAAATCCTGCGCCAAGTGGAAGCTGGCGAACTGACCATAGCTGACCCTAGCTAACCACTACATTCACACGGAGATAACTAATGGCATATATCGGCTCCCAACAGGGGACTGCCGCACCTGTTCTGCTGGATACAATCACGGTTGTGAATGGTCAGGCGGCGTACACTCTTCAGAAGGGTGGGGTAAACTACTCACCATCCTCGGAACTAACGCTGAATGTAAGTCTTAACGGTCTGCAACAAGCACCATCCAACAGTTTCACTTTATCAGGCAGTACGATTACCTTTGCTGACCCACTCGTGACCGGAGATGTCATTGACTACATCCTCGACCGTGAACCATCTACTGGAACAATGGAACCGCTGGACGCTTCGGTAACAGCAGACAAGATTGCGTCTTCAGTGATGAGGAACGGC